TTCAATAAGTTCCTCAAATCCTAATTTGTCATATGGACTTGTATGTATTCCTTTGGCTTGTGGTTCAATATCACTTGCCCACATGCAAACACCTTTTGTCTCCAGATGTTCAATCAACGCACCATTACCAGCACAAGGTTCTGCAAACTTGAATCCCTCTGGTAAATGTGGTAACAACGGTTTCACTGCTTCAATAGGAGTTTGGTAATAATCTCTTGGTTTGCGTTCAAAGTCCGAGCGTTTTCCCATCTTACGAGAAGGATTTCTCAATAACGATACCACTAACCACTTCTGTATAAGCTTTATTAATATCTGGGTTACACGGAGTAACTAAAACAATACCACCACTTCGGAACTGAACTATTTTAGTATTCTCTACTCCTGTTAGACACACACCCCTTGCAAAACCCATCTTACCTTCCGGGGTATTGACAATCATTTTAGGATTAGACAATGTAACACCTTTTTCATCATCACTATCTAATCGACCAATAAATTCCCCAGCATTGGTCAACACTGTAACTAAATCACCTTGTTTCATTTTCATTCCTTCTTTTAATTATTCCGATATACGACTAAAGTTTTCCCATTATTACCAACCCATCATCATTTTTACTTCTTCTGAAACAGATTCCATAGTAAATGGCGGATCAAATGTTGTGATGACATCAACATGTTCTACTCCAGGCGCAAATCCAGCCTTTCTTATATTCTCTGTAATCTCATCTGCAAAACCACACCAAGCACTTGTGAGCGTGTGTGTAATGGTGACCCATGCGTTTTTCTCATCAATCTTTATGTTATATATTAAACCAAGGTCAAATACATTAATACTGATTTCTGGATCATGTACCTGTTTTAAATTTTCAATAATTTGATTGTAATTTATTTTATTTTTCATAATTACTCCGATATATGACTGAAGTTTTTAATCTTCTTAAATCGTATCGTATCTCTAAACTTATCTGCTAGCGCATCCTGTTTATGACTAATCACAAATACATTCTCATCACCCAGTGTATTGAGGATTTTTAGGAACTCATCTGTCCCTGTGCCGTCAAGTGAGCTATCAAATATCTCATCCAGAATAAGCAGATTGGTATTGGTACTGTTCTTCATCTTTGCAACGGCTCTCCAAGTGAATAGCAGTGCAAGGTCAATACGCATCTTCTCACCTTCACTAAACGAATCATATGTGAATTCATCACGATATCGTGACTTGATGTTCTCCTCAAAATTCTCGTTCAGTGTGAAGTTGATGTAGAACTCCATAGATGTGAGATAGGTGTTAATAAGTTTATTCATAATAGGAAGATACTGCTTGATGATTTTAGTTTTGATGCCAGTATCTTGAAGCATATTTCTGGATGCTTCGGCATAAGTTTTATCTTCTCGCAACTTAGATTTCAATTCGTCAAGAGTTACAATCTCTTCTTTCAACCTTTTCAAGTCAGTATGATCTGTATTCTCAACATGACCATTTTCTAAATGGTCTATTTCTGATTGCAGTATTGCATTGAATTTTTGTAGTTGAGACATGGAACTATTTTCTTTTGCAATCTCAACATTGTTTGATTGTATATTTTGGTTGATTTCATTGATTATGGCAATCTTTGCTTTGGTCGCATTCAATTCGTCTTTAAGGTCATTCATTCCTTTAGACAACTTATCGGCTTCAGTTTGCTTTTTGTCAACCATAGTAGATTTAAAAATCTCATCAATATGTTGTTGACATGTTGGGCAGTCCTCATTGGATTCAAAGAAACCAACAAGTCTGCTGTGTGCCCTATGTTTTTCTTTCAGTTGAGATTGAATATCCTTTAGCTTAGTATACTTCTCTTCAATCTTTGAGGCATTAAATATCTTCTCATGCATACCCTCAATGTCATCTTGAAAGTCAGCAATCTTTCTTTTTTTCTTAAATATCTCTTCTTCATTACCAGAAATTAAAGTTGTTTTTTCAATCAAAAGTTTTCTTTTGTTTTCCTGCAAGTCCTCAATATATTTTTCTTTCAAAGAAATCTTTTCTGTAGTTAGTTCAGCCTTGTAACGAATGTCCTTCATACTATCGTCAATCGTTTTTAGTTTCTGCTTGAGTATCATATTCATCAAAGAAAAGATTTGGATATCCAAAATCTCCTCAACAACATCTCTACGATGACGAGCCTTCAATTGCATGAAAGGAACAAATGTAGATGAACCAAGAATAACAACCTGTGTAAAACTACGATAGTTCAACTTTAGGATTTGTTGTTCCAGATACTTCTGGTAGTCTCTGGCATTCGCATCTTGATTATACATCTTACTATTGATGTAAATCTCAAACACATTTGGTTTGATGCCCCTAACCACTTTTACATTCTTACCACCAACCTTGAACTCTACTTCCACAATACATGTACTATCATTTACAGTGTTAAGAAGTTGTGGCTTATTGATGTTACGAAAAGGTTTACCGAACAACCCAAAGCATAGTGCGTCAAGCACAGTAGATTTCCCTGCGCCATTCTCACCAATAATGAGTGTAGTTGATTCCTTGTTTAATTGTATTTCGGTAAAGTTATTACCGGTGCTTAAAAAATTCTTCCATCTCACCACTTCAAAATTAATAATATCACTTACTCCCTCACCGTCTTAAAATGTATCATATTTAACTTTGTAACCCTTGTGTTGTGTATATATACCTTTTGCTACAGTACACATAGTTCCAGTATTCAAATCATTTTCTCTACAAAACTTACTAAGATTTCTTATTATAAAAACCTCACCATTTGGATTTGTGATAATGTAAGTTTTTGCGTGAGCTTCACCATTATTCTTTGCGTGTTCTGATGATTTTGGTTTACCCCGACTTGCTTTACTCATAAGATTTTTGGTGTATTCAGTATGTTTATGGTTCCAGAAAGGTTGTATTTCTGGACCTACAAATAACTTTTCTTCTGGGGGGATAATGTTTTCCATCTCTCTCAATCCGGGAAACAGGTTTGGTTCTGCGAGATAAATAGACATTGCTGATGCTCCTTCAAAGCGTTAGAGTAGGTGAGGATTGGCGTCCTGTGACCTACACTTCTATTTATAATCATTTAGATTTCTAAATCCTGTGCCTCTGTATATAAGGTTCTCATTGTATTCTTCAGTCTGTCTTTACTTAGGTCTACGGGCAACTCGTCAATATATTTTTCCAGCAATGTCATCGTATCTTCTGAGTTCTCAACAATATCATCAGACACATTACTCGCATCCATCTCTGAGAAGTCTTCAACGATCTTAACATCATGACAGTCTGCGGCCAAGAGTTTATCTACGAATCTATCAAATTGATACAGGTCTTTTTTATTGACTACCACTAGCTTCACATACTTATTTTTGTATGCCGACATGTCATGATTGTCGTCAAACGCCGGCATCGTATCATCATAGTAAATCTTAGAGAAAATAGTACGAGGATTCACAATCCGTTCCAACTCTCTTTTCTCTGTATCGAACACATGGAATCCTTTTGGATCATTCCAATCATTCCAGTAAATCTGATATGGTGTGCCAAGATAAAACACTTGACCATCATCTGATTTGTGGTGGTAGTGACCACTCAGCACCATATCAAACCTTTTGAATTCTTGTTTGTCCCAGCCATTATCCATGACCATACCCTTCTGCATCTCAAAACCATTCAACTCCAAATGGCCCATGCAAACTTGAGCATCAGATGTTTTCAACAGGTTAGTGGTATGGGACATGTTATCTACATTAATCCAAGGAACAAACAGAATCTTACATCCATCAAACTCAACTTCAGTAGCTTCCTCATATACCTTAATATTCTCGTATCTACCGTCTACAAGTTCCTGTAGTGAGTTTACAGCGTTGGTGTTCTTATAAAAGGTGTCATGGTTCCCAACTAACATGTGAAAATTAATATTCTCAAATTGATTAATGAAACGCTCACGAAAATCCTTCGCAATACGATAAGACACATATTTCCTTCGGTCCATCACATCGCCAAGATGGATCACATCAGTTATACCGTGTTCCTTTAAGTATGGGAAAAATTGATTCTCGTAAAACTCGAAAAAATATTCATTGAAATTAGAATTATCATTTCTAGCTCCGAAAGTGCGTGTCAGTTACAAGTGCGATTTTCACTTTACTGAACTCCTTTCCATTGATGGGGATGGTCCATTCTTGCCAATCCTCTGTTCTGGGTCTAGACCCTTTTCATAATATTTTTTATACAGATGTTTAGAAACACCTGTTGCTTCTTTTAGCTCACGATAACCATAGTATATCACACCTTTATATTCAATGTCAAGAGTATTCACAATATCTTTTCCACTTAATCCATGCCGACCATTCTTCCTGGCATTCTCTGTCATAAGTTCCCTATTCTTCTCCCAAGTTTCTTTCATCTTGTTTGAATGGGATTTCCTACGGGCATCATTATCTTTCCATTGTTTCATTGATACTGCTTTACTGACATTTGCAACCCATGAGTCAGGGCGAGTTTTATGCCATTCTAATGCGAGTTCATTTACCAAACCCAAACCATTCTCAACAGCATCCTCTGGTATTTCTATTGGGCCCATATTCTTTAGTTCTTCTAACCAATCTATAGTAATCTCCTTTTATACTATTTATAAAAGTCATTACTTAGACCCAAATAACTTCAAGTATCTTTCTCCATGAAAATTTCTAAACCCTTCTTCTTAGCGGGTTCTTTTTTCTTTGGTTTATATACATCTTCTTCTGGTAGAAAATTAGATAGATTAAGACCATCAATTTGATATCTATTATTATCACCTTCCATAGTTGTAAAAGAAGTATATGCCTCTCGTTCAATCATTTTGTTTCTTACATGACTTTGTTTTTTCTCCTTTGCAATTCGTCTAAGAAAAGCGTAATAGATGATTTGTGTAAAGTATGCAAAAGGATTTTTTGATTTTTCTGGATTAAAGTTCTTAACATATTGCAGACAGTTTTCAATACCATCTGAAACCATTTCATCTCTGTATGTATAATTAATGAAATTAGGTCTATATGCTAAATGAGTTGCAATCTTTAAAAAACATTCACCAATATAATTTGTCACTGGTGGCGATATTTTCTCTGATGCTTCTGCAACATCACAACTTTCTCTCCAATCAATCATAGCCTGTAAAAATTGTTTATTGTCAACATAGTGAACACTTTTCTTCTTTGCCATTTAAATCTCCAAATAATATACCTTATAATAGTGCTTATAGCTATAAATGTCAAGTCTCTTTTAATATTTTCATTAGGGGTATTGACAAGTGGAAAAAAAAGGTGTATATTAAGTATGTGCTTTGGTCAATGAATAAGTTTAGAGTCTGATTTAGCTTCCATTAGGAGATCATCATACACCTCTTCATCATCTTCTGAAGTTATAGTTTCTTCATTATTCCAATCGGTATCCAACTTTCTTATCACATGTTCATAATATTTGGACAATCCAACAGATGCATCAGCAACAAGCACACATTGAAATTTAGGAATATTGAAATATTTTTGTTCAGTAAAGTGTTGAAGCCATGGGGATAAATTAAGTGTTTCTCCAGTGGGCGTTTTATTCTCGACATCCATTTTTAGTGGATTTATGATCTCATAATATTGTGAGCTTTCATTGCTCATTTCACAAACGATCATCTCATTATTGACAAGCTTTAAAATCTTATAGTTTTCTATGTTCATTTTAAATTTATCCTGTCTATTTTGTAATCGAAGTTCTGTTCTTGATATATATTTATGCGTTCTTTAAAGTGTCTTAAAGTGAAATTGATTTTAGAATCAAGGGAGAGATCGTCGGAGATATCATAGAGTCGTAAGATTTTGCCTCCCCCTGACTGCCGCAAGCCACGCCCAAGAGATTGAAGCACCCTGATTTTGCTTTTTGAGGGGCTTGCGAACACGATGTTGTGAATGTTACGAATATTAATACCAGTGCTGAAAGTCCCATAACTCGCAACAATGATGGCATCTTTTTCATTTTCTACAATCTCCCGTATCTCTTCTCTGGTGTCTGTATTGACACCCCCATAAACAAAGAAAACTTTCCTGTCTTTGTATTTATCATTTATAATATCGTATAAAACTTTACCATGTTTCTCTACGAACTGAAAAAGGCAGAGAGTGTTGCCATTGCAATAACCCATAAGGTTGCATAGAAAAGTATTCCTTTCAGCCTTAGTGACGATG